TTCGGGTTCCAAGTCATTGCCGACAGTTGGAGCGGCAATACTCGCACACTTCAAAAAATTTCGTTGCGTGAAATTTCTATCGTTTCCGACGGCGCGTATCCGCAGACACTCGCCGAGGCCCGTCATTTTCAATCGGGCTTAGCCCGTCTACGTCTGCGACTAAGGATGCCACTATGAAACTGTCCGAAATGTTTGAGACCCGTAAGGCGCTCGTTACTGAGCGTGATTCCATTCTCGCCCAGGATACTATGTCCGTTGAAGTCGAAGCGCGTGGGCATGAAGTTGCCAACGAACTCGGCAAACTCGATGCAGAGATTCGCGCCGCGCAAGTGCGTGAGCGTTTCGCTTCATCGTCTGCGATTGAGAACATCGTTAAGCGCGACAACGAGCGTTCGCTCGACATTCGTGACTCTGCGAAGTACAAGGATCAGTTCGTTAACTACTTGCGCAACGGCACCATGCCGGAACAGCGTGAACTAATTTCAACCGCTTCGAGTTCGATTCTCATTCCTAAGATTTACGAAGAAATGGTCATGAAGTACCTTTCTGCGAATTCAGTCATGAGAAGCATCGGAGACCTGCGGACAGGAGTTCAGGGATACCAAGCGCTTCGATATTCGACTCTGAAGACTGCGGATTACACCAGCGCATGGACGGAAGCCGATTCGGGCACCGTTGCAGCAACTAATGCAGATCCGTTGTTCACGGAAGTTGCATTGCCACCGGTTCTTTGCTTGCCGAAGACCGAAGTGTCTCAGCAACTCATCGTCCAATCCGACCGTGCATTCAATGTGGAAGAAGAGGTTCTCTCACATTTGCAGGTTCAGTTGTCGAAAAACCTTGAATTTGGCTACGTAGGTGGTTCCGGATCAAATCAACCAACTGGCATCTTTAAGGTGACCAGCACCAGTGGCATCAACATCACCACGGCAACTGCAACGTCCGGCGGCGGAAACCTCCGCGCCAACAGCATTGCAGGCGTGACGTCCGCCGGTTGGGTTGCCAAACTTCTCGAAATGCGCTACACGAAGTTGCCAGCAGCGTATTGGAACACCGCCGCTTGGATCATTCCGCAAGACGTGTACGCAATCATCGCCGGAACATTGGTCAACAATGTACCAATCTTCGTCCCAAGTTCGGACAACGTAGCAACGATTCAGAACGCTGCTCCGTTTACTCTGTTCGGTTTGCCGGTTTACATCACTGAGTACATCCCGGCGCAAGTCACAACCAACACCACTGGCAAGAACTGCTTGGTGGTGCTCGGCGGAATCCGAGACAGTTTCGCGATGCGTGAATGGGGTTCTATGTCAGTGACCCGCGATGAATACAGCCTGAGCGGTACGGGCCGCATTCGTTACCAGGGCATGATGTTCGCCAACTCCAACTTCACCCGCGTTAACGCGCTGGTTCAGTTGCAGGTTACGAACGCCGGTAGTTAAATTCTGCCTCTCATTCTCGGATGGGTGGGGCTTCGGCTCCACCCATCCGTAGCGAGGAACGCCCATGCCGCTTGATATTGCCAAGTTCAGAAGTTGGGCACGGATCCCGCACACGGAAGACGATCCAAGTATTGGTATTGCATGGGCAGCGGCAGTACGCGAACTAGAAGAACGTACCGGTTGGTGCGTTGAAACGGTTACACGTACGCAATGGGTTGCAGCGGCGCCGGTGACAAACTACGGCGGGTTGTATCTGCGCTTAGAACGCCAGGGCGATCTAGCCGGTACTACGGTGAACTACAGCGACAGCACTACCGTTCCGCTTACTGGCGTTTGCTCAAAAATCATGATTAATGGTCTTATCTACGTTGATATGGATATTGACAATCTGACTTACCCAGTAACCCTAACCGTGCAAGCCGGGAACGCTGCACTTAACCCGCTGCTAGAGATGGCGCTACTGCAACGCGTGGCGCATCATGTTGCAAGCCGTGGCGATGACACGCAAGCATTGGATTCGTCCTATTGGGATAGGATTACTGGAATGCTTGGCAAGGGTATCGGGTAATGGCATACGGGCACGTGCCATCCGGGATGATGCGCCTGGTGATGACAGCGCAGAACCCAGTACGCACGGTTGATGCGTTTGGCCAGGCTTCTGAATCTTGGCTTTCATTTGCAACGCTTCCGGTACACGTGGAAATGGCAAACACTTCGGACACTATGAACAATGTCGGCCCAGCGACCCGAACCGATTGGCGAATTCTTTCGCCCTGGCATCCATCGATGTCTAACCGTAGCCGGTTGCTATGGAACGACAACGGAACCGAACGCACCTTCACCATTCGCGCGTGCTGGGACAGAGACCAAAAGCGGCGCCGGTTGGAGATTGAAGTATCGGAGGTGACGCCGTGAATGTTGTAACCGTCACCATCGATACCAAGGAAGTCCGCGAGACATTGCGGCGCTTATCGCCAGCATTGAACGAAGCCGTACGCAAAAAGGCAATTCGTAAAGCCGCACGCCCATTCGTTGCAACTCTCAAAGCGTTGTGGGTGAGTGCGCCGTACAAGGGCAAGAATCCGCACCGGCGTGCGATTGCCGCTGCAACCAAAGTAAGTTCGCCCAAGCGCCTAGCAAGTGGCCCAGGTGCGCCCATCCGCGCTGAACTGGGCGTTGTGCTTGGCAAGAAAGGTGGCGCACGCGCTGGCGGTATGCAGTACGTGTACCCGTGGTTGGAGAACGGTTTTAATCATAAAACATCCGGCAAATTCATTCCCGGATCCAGGCGTAGTTTGGCTTGGAGTTACGCCAACATTAATGCGTTTATGACAGCCATTTCTACCGAAATTCTTGTTGAAGCGCGAAAGATCCTAGGTTCAAAAAATGTCGCTTGAAGCAATCCATAAAGCCATTTACAACGCGCTTAACGGCAAGGGTGAAGCCTACGTAGGTATTCGCGTTGCATCGATGGCTACGCCGTGTTTGGTTTATGAAATCACCAGCGCAACAATAGACCTAAGTATGGGCGGCGTTGCTTCTAAGAATCATTGGACGATATCGGTAGAAGTGCAAGCCATCGCAGACACCGTGGAAGAAGTAACAAACCTAGTGGACGATGTTGCAGCGATATTCACCGGGCCAGTAAATGATGTAACCAACCTTTGCAGCATGGTTGCAACTGAATTTAGCGTTGCGTTCTCTGTTGAAACACTTGATGACGGCCGTGAAGACGCGGCGCGTATCGGAACAATCTCTTTAACCCTACTTGTCCAGGAGGACTAATCATGGCAATCATCGCAGGCTACGGCGGCACATTCTCACTTACCTTACAGGGCGGCACCATTGCAACCTTTCCCGCCAGGAATATCACCATTTCAATTAACCGCAGTAGTCTTGACGTAACAAGCATTGCCGATTTCCAAGAAAAGCGTGCGCCTGGTCGATTTGCGCGTACTGCAAATTTTGACATCATGGCGCGGAATGGGTCGGATGACAATGCAATTCGAAGCCACATGAACCCAACTACGGTTGCATTAGCCGTTGCGGTTACTTGCACGCTTACGTATGTCGATCAGGGATCGATTACTTACACGATGATTGGGCACATGACCAGCGCCACGCGCACCGATGACGGAACCGGCCCGGCAATGTGGTCTCTGAGCCTTGAGGAATTCTGATGCCGTTTGACTTGTCACAACTGATTTCCAAGCCGCGTACGGTGAACGTGCCTGGCGTTGGCGTTGTCATGGTGCGTGAACCAACGCTTGCAGACTATGCAAACGCTTCCACGGATCCGTACTGGTGGGGCGCTTGCGTTACCTGCACGGACGGTAGCCCATTCGTATTGAACCACGCCGAACTAGGAAACATCCGCGCGGAACTCTGCTCGGCTCTGCTGGAGGAAATCAATAGACCAACGCGCCCTACTCAAGCGCCGAGCGCAGGCTCTGGCGCATTGCAGATGGGGAACGAAGGATGATGATGCCAGGGGCTATAGCAGCAACCGAACTTACAACGCTTGAGCGTTGCGAATGGTTGTTAACTGCCCTGGTAGTGAACGCGTTGCAGCAACCGCCGCAACGCTGTATTCCTTGGATGAAGAAGGAACACTATGGCAGATAAATCTATGAAAGCGGTGATACGCACCGTGGTCGATCCTTCGGGCGTTATCAAAGGCGTTGCCGCTACCAATCGCGAGTTGGAGAAGTTGAATAAGAAAACAAGCGCCATTGCAGTCGGCGCAAGTTTCAACATGGCGCAGCAGGGTTTTAGTCTGCTCATGCAGGGTTTCCAAATGATGGATAGGCGTATGACTGAAATGGCGGCACAGTCATCGCGCTTTTCTTCCGAAGCCCAGCGCGGAATCATGCAAACCAAATTGCTTGAAACCCAGCGCGAGAGATTCATGGCAGAAAATTTCGGTATCGATGTAGCCGGTGCGGAACGGGCAAAGCGGGGCGGCATTGAACGCCGCGCCTTGTCAGACGTTTCGGGCGGCGCTGGTCAAATTGCATTCTTTGAAAGCCTGAAACAAGATGCAATGTCGTTTGCAAATGACTTGCTCGGATCCGCGGCGCAAGGCATAAGCGATCCGGGCGAATTCTTTAAGGCTAGTTCCTTCAAGGATCGTTTCAAACGTATGCAAGGCTATATGCCTTTCTTAGATTCAAACATCTTGGAACGCGGTGGCCGTAATGGGCAAGTTGGCGTTGATTTAACAGCAATGGGGCAAATCGGGCAGAATATGACCGCTGGCTATTCGGACAATCCTTTAAGAGATGTGCGCGTACATAATGCCATCATCGACCAAGAACAACTAAGACTTATGCGTGATCAAAACAAAATCCTGAAAGGTGATTCCTGATGGGTACTTTCAGCACCGTTGAATTGGCGGGTAGTCGGTCTTACGAACTCGGAACAATTCCGGGCGAGTCATCGATGCAGATTGTCTACTTGATAAAGTGGACACCAACAACCAACGATGTACCGACCGAAGCGGACATACTGGCCGCTTGCCCAGCGCCCAATACGCGCATTCCTTCAGGTATCTACAGCGGCAATTCCTATCTTAAAACGATGGTGATACGCAGCGTGAATATCGAACCGGTGCGCGAACAGGTTTACACATTCCGCGTTACGGCGCGTGCAAGCACTAGACATTGGGGATTCTCCGGGGAAAATGACTTTTGCACTTGCACCCGCGCTACGGTTGTGCGATCGACTTCGCTTTACCGAAAGGGCGCCGCGCTTCCGACTGACGGTACGGTGACTTTCTCCGGTGCCGCTGATATTGGTGGATCTAAAGTTGACACCAACGGCAAAGCCAAGGCGTACGAAGTGCCGCAACAACTGGTAACGATCGAAGTTCAATACGATCGAACGCTTCCTTCGGGATCACCGGAGGCTGAACCGCCGTGGGCTGACTATACGTCTTATGTTGGCACGCGGAATGATGCCGCGTTCCTTGGCGCTCCCAAGGGAACGATGCTTTACCAAGGGTTCCAAACGGCGCCAATCGATAGCAATTACTACCGGCTTTCGCACACGTTCCTTTATGACGCCTGGTACCACCTAGAACAGATTCCGGCGCCAAACCCAAGCGGCGAACCGTTGTTAGTCGCTGGCGTAAGTTTGAACGGCGTACCGATTCTGCAAGTGGCTCACGTGGTCTACCTTCAAAAGTACGATTCGTTTGCCAATTTTAGTGCGATTGTTACCGCTGCACAGTTGGCCGCACTTACCGCACCCGAACCCGTGGCTATCGCCTAATGGCAATTCATAACCCCGTCTTCACTGCGAACCTTTATGGCGGCCTTAGTCGGCACGCCATGAATAGTTTTGCCAACGCAGTACGGACGGTGAATGCCAATTCGGAAGGTGTGACGTTTAGCCAGAGGCAAGCGTTTGACAAGGCTTCAACAAAATCCGTACTGGTTTCCCTTGAGTCGGCTACAGCGATTTCAGGCGCTGCAAACCGGTGGACGTACGCAGTCAAGATATGGTTTCCTACACCCGTAGTGGGTACTGGTATCACCGTTCCAACCAATGACCTAAGCGGCACGTACGCCGCTGCAATCAACCTGCGCGAGTGGCACAACACTTCTACGCTTGTTGACGGGATGAACATATCGATAGCCCCAGCGGCAACCATTGGGCCGGTTGGATCGATTTACAATTCCGGTACTGGTTCATGGTCAACCGGAGAACTAAGCGCCAAGGTTGAGTTACACGTGTGCAACGATAGTTCCGGAGCCGTCTTCGCCTACTTTGACCGACCCAACCCACTGAGGTGCACCTGATGGCTAATCTCACGCTCGTTACTCCCATCCCGCCGCAAGTCATCTGCAAGGGTGAGGTGTTTGCCGTATCAATGCACGTCCACGATGACGGCTCGAACCTTCATTGGACAAGCGCAGGATTCACGCCCAAGGGCTACATCACCGTGGGCACGGTCACCCTGCAAGGCACTGGCTCAGTTGTCAGCGCTGGCGGTGGCACTGCAACCGTGTCCTGGACTGCCGCGCAGACGTTGACCGTAGACGCCAATGCATGGGGCACTATCGTCCTATACGCCGACCCGACATCCGGCAGCGAGAACCGACATATCGCGACCATCTTCGCACGCATCACAGCCGAGGCCATACCGTAATGTTTACTTCCATGTTTCGCAAAGCAATGCTCGGTGGTGGATCCCAAGTGAAGTCAATTATGACTGACCTTCTCGCGGGCACTGGCTACTGCGACTTCTTTGTGATTGGTGATTCAAACGCAGGAAACTACGACGCAACTGGCGCGCGTGGATACGCCGGAGGTTTGTGGGATAGCCTTGCGATTGATAATGTGGTTAACGAATACGGAACGCAATTTGCCGAATGTGGTTCGGACACCACTACACAGTTGAAAGGTGGTGCCCCTTCTAACGGAAACTATGGACTAGCGAAAACAGTCATCGCAACCACCTATGGGAACGTGTGGTCAAAGCACTACACCGGTACAGCAAATAGAACTACTTTGCTCGATAGCATTTGGAAGCGCGGATTACTTTCACCAGGAGCAACTAAGGAAGCCGCGTACCTAGAATCAACAAGTGCCCAAGCGTATACAGATACTTGGATGAAGTTCGGGCACAACTCAAGCGTATCGACTGCGCTGAGTTGCCAACACGCGGCTACGTTTCGGCTAGTTCTTGTCGGCGGTATCAATCAAAGCACAGCAGTAGTGCGCACCTGGGTTTACGCTGCCGTGTCCGGCGCTGATGCTTCGGCACAAGCAAACAACAATGTTCACAACGCAACATCTACGCCGACGATTCAGATACTGGATAAATCTTGGTCGGCAAGCGGCACGCGTTTAGAACAAGCGGCAACCTTCAACGCCAACACCACCGCTACTGGCCCGGTGATCTGCTTGATGCGTTCTATCTTCCGTTCGGGTGTGCCCGGATTTGCAGTGACCAACTTGCAAAACTATTCAGGCGGAACCACATCGGTCATCGCCGCATCGCTATCTGATGCAACAGGCTGTGGAAGTCTTACGCTTGCCACCTATTTCAAGCAAGCGATCGAGCGACAGACAACGGCAGGAGCAACTAAGAAGCGCGTGATCGTCTTTATAAACATGGGTATCAATGACGGCACGGCAACTTGCACTGCGAATTATGTATCAAACACCCAAGCAATCATTTCTCAGTGCAAGACGGCATGGCAGACTGCTGGCGGTGAATCAGCGGATCTTGGAATCATTTGCACCGTCTCGCATTCGACATCGACATTCTCGCCAACGGGAGCAAACGCGGCCGCAAGTTCTTCACTTGTTGGAGATCCTGTAGTCCACTTTGTAAACATCACGCCAACCGGGACTAGTTACAGCGATAAATACGGAACTATTGAAGCGCATCTGAGTCAGGCTGGTTACCGCTTCGCCGTTAATTTGGCATTCCAGGCGATCATGACATGATCTACATCGCCGTCATCGTCGCTTGCCTATTGACTGGCTGTGCTTCGCAGACGGCGATGATTTCACAGGCAGCGACATCGAGCGCGGCCAGTGCTGCGCTGGCACGTGCGTACTTGGTGCGGGCAAGCGCCGAACTTGACAGCATTGAGGCGCAAGCCAACGCGGTGCACCAGGCCATACCGTATGTCAGCGATGACACGCATCCGATCTTTAGTACGCTGACTTACATGAGCATCGGCGCATCGGTGCTCGTTGTCGGTGCACTGATCTATATGTACATACCACGGAGATAAGGAATGCTTACTACAACCCAATATACGATTTGGATGGTGGCGCTACTCGTGGTCACGTTTGCGGGTGGATGCTCAGTCGGAAACACGTTTCGGAAGTTCAGACCAGTAGGAAAGAAGGTACGCAAATGATCTTTGCATCAATGGAATCGCTCATTGGAAGTCTTTGGTTCGGCATCATGCTTGGCGTGATCGGCGTAGTGGGTGGCTACATCTACTGCCGTAGGCAGAGCGGCAAATGAGTCGAAGACGGTCATGCTGTTGCGGTGGCGGTGAAGGTGATGTGTGCTTTAGTTTTGCGGTTACCGCAAAGCATTTGCAGAATTGCACGCTGACGTGTGCAACGGTTCCTTGCACCGTTTACTTGGATGAAACGTGTCCTGAGGCTAGTTCGTTCGGCGTTGTGAACACGTACACCAAAGCAGTAGGAACGCTTCAACCACAACAACTAGTAACTAGCCGCGATGGCGGCGTATGTTCGTGCGGAATTCCGTGCGTCTATACCTGGACGCCGCCCGAAACGGAATGGACTACATCTATTTGCTTCAAGATGAACAACCTTGGAACGCAATGCTTTGGGTGTCCTGAGATCATTGATTCGAGCGGAATCATTACGGTGATTAAAGGTGGCCCGTTGTTGTGTCCCCAAGTTTGCGGATGTTGCGGAACCGGTACCAACTTTCTTTCGATTCAATATTCAAGAACGGTGCCAGCAACAACGATTCAAGGCGATTGCGGAAGCGTGACCATTGGCGGTTCGTTTGGAAGCGATTGGACAACTTTCTACAACGTTCAATACTGCTGGGACATTTCCTATCCATGCACCATGACGCTGTTTCGGATATTTGCGGGTTCCAACGCCTATTTCCCGCCGTCTTACGGGCCAGGCGTATTCGGTACCAGTGATTGCGACTGCAATAACAACACCAACAACGGTTGTGATACTTCAGTGACCGGATCAAATTGCTATCCAATGACCGGCGATTGGGCAACGATTTACGCCGCCGCCGGTTCGCCACCGGTCACCCTGAATTGTGGGAGTTGCAAGTGTTAGACCAGGAAGCCCGTAACCATATGTACGTGACCAATGAAAAACCTATTGGCGTGGGCGATGTCATTGCTACCGCCACAACTGCCGTAGGCGTAAAGCCTTGCGGCGGCTGCGCCAAGCGTAAAGCCGCTTTGAACCAGGCTACGCCGGGTTGGATTTCGAGAATCTTGGGGTATTTAGTTGCGAAGTACCGTAAAGCACGGTAGAGTTACTTGCGTGGAGCGAAATCCACATAACGCACCCGAGTTGAGAGGCTCAAATGATAGATCTACTGCTGGTATTAGCCGGTTGTTTTGGCATGGGCGTTTTTATGCTCATGCTGCTTAACCCATCCCACGAATCATGCAAGCCGGAGAACAAGCAATGAACGAACTAACCGCTACCGAAGGAATTAACCCCGGCGCCATTGTCAAACGCAACGAAGAAGTTTGCCGGATTGTTGGCCCTATCGTTCGGGCAAAGTACACCCAGGTGATTCAGGGGCGCAACTACCTTACCGTGCAGGGCGCCCAGGCTATCGCCTCGTCGCTCGGCTACACCAGTGGCACTGCCAGTGTTCGCCACGTTGACCCGACGGACAGCGTAGCCGGATACTGGGAAGCGACCTGCACGGTAATGTTAAATGGCGTAGTGGTCGGTTCGGGCATTGGCTCGGTCTTTGATGACGAACGCCCCTGGAACAGCCGCCCACAATTTGCCCGTCAGATGATGGCGCAGACCCGTGCCACCGGCAGGGCGCTGAAAGGCGTGATGGGTTGGGCGTTTGCCGCCCTGGACTACGAAGGAAGCATTGCCGAAGAGATGCCCGAAGAAGCCACCAGGATGCCTCAGGAAGCGCCACCGGCGCGAAAGGCGCTATCGGCGTCACCAAAGCCATCCAAGGGCGCAGAAGCCAAGCCTGACGCCGCAGGAGACCGCCTAGTAGTTCGCGGGGTTTGCATCGGGGTGGATCCCAAGACGGCAAAGTCGGGCAAGGAGTACTGGCGCGTGGGCGTGGAAGCCAATGGCGTGGAATGGTTTACGTCATTCTCTGCCGTCGATCCGGACTGTATTGGCAAGATGATTCATATTCAGTTGAAGCCGTGGCAAGACGGCTACATCATCGTTGATATCAAAGTTGTGATTGAAGAAGAGGTTCCATTTTGATAGTCAAAGTGACCAAAGCCCAGTTGGCACACGCCTTTATGGTTGCCAATGACCGGGAAGCCGAAGACCCAAAGACCGGTTCCGAATCCTATTGGAAGAACTCCTACAAGCGGCATTTCATTGGCAACGTAGCCGAGTGCGCGGTAGCAAACTTCCTTGAGATCGAACCGACCTATACGTCTAATTGGCGTTCCAACCAATGCGACTTGATTTACCACGGCGCTTCGATCAACGTAAAGGGCACCACCCTACGGAACGGCAACCTGCTCACGGACGAATCGGTGTACATCCGGGAGAAGATCCTGGTGTTGGTTCGTGGCATTCAGTTGGATTCCATGTACGAACAGAACGTAGACGTATGCGGTTGGTGTTTGATTAGGGATCACCAAACGGATAAGCGCGTACGAACCGTCCGGACAAGGAAGGGCCTTGGACAAAAGCACTTCACTGCGGCGGAGATGCTATGGGCGCCGGAACTGCTATGGCAAATCGGTGCCCAGGAGGAACCCGTATGAAGCAATCCGACATATGGAAACTAGACCTGGACTACCGGTGCAAGGTGGTGCTTTTGGCGCTCCTGGACTACGGCGTACGTGCCTGGCCGCGCCAAAGCACGCTTTCGGCGAAGTGCGGCATGGGTCGGCGCACGCTCCAGCGCACGCTAGACGAACTCCGCGAAAGTGGGCGTATCGCCACTAAAACACGGGGCAAGGCGCTTACGTACATGGTCATTGACCTGCGCCTCCGTGGCGCATCGACCTGCGCCACCGGGGCGCCGGAGATGCGCCTCCGTGGCGCAGGTATCGGCGTCCCCGTGGCGCAGGGATCCGAACTAGTCCATTTAACTAATCCACCTAACCAAGCGAACGCTATCGCGTTCAGCGGGTGGGCGGTTGATGATGAAGTAGCAAACCGGATCCGGCAGCGTGATCCCAGGGCGAACATCGATAGCCATTGCTCGGTGTGTCGGCGGGTACTGATCTCGCATGGTCTGTCAGACCGTGACGCGGTGGGCGCCTGGCGGCTCCTGCTAGAGAATTGGGCAAGAACGGGCAATGACGCGTATAGCACGCTGAAACACCACACAGAGAACCTAGGCGGCGCGCGTGACGTTGCCAAGGTTGTCCTACACCGCTTACAGGGAGTTGCATAAATGATTGACGATGCCAAGCACTTGAAGGAACACATTGCACAACTGAACCTAGTCATCCAGGCTATGAGGTTGCGCCTAGCACGTTACGAGGCGTTACATACAACGCCGCACGTGGTCAGATCGACCGGATTCAACGGCACAACCGAAGACCGACCGCACCGGCGCGACACCATCGAAGAGTATGGGCCAAGAATCCCATGCGTTACCGATCGGGACATTGAGAAAGCCGAACAGTGATTAATTCTCGCAGCAAGGGCAAGAATGGCGAGTTAGACGCGTGCAGGGCGCTAGAAAAGGTGTTCCCATTCAAATGGGAGCGCACAGCGCAGCGGTACGGCAAGGGCAAAGCGGATATTGAAGCGCAATGCGCCTGGAAGATTCACGTGGAAGTGAAGCGGCGTAAGACGGGCTACACGTACATCTATGGGCGTTTGACATCCGATGCGCTTATCACCAGTGGAAGCCTATTGGTGTGCAGATTGAGCAGGTTGATGCAGGTGCTAGACGATGAAGTCTGTTTGCCAAACGTAGCGCCAAGGTGCGAAGGGCTAGAAGATGCAATGTTGCAAGCGCGTACGGATGCGCGGGTAGGTTGGTTGCCGATCGTGCTGGCCAGGCAGGACGATGAAGAATGGCTATTAGTGTGGCGCGAAGAAGTGGATACGCGATTTATGCAGGAGATACGCAAGTGGCTAAACACTTCAAATACCACGCAGGATTAGGCAAGCCAATCAGCATGGTGAACACTGTGCGCTCACGTGGTGGTACGTGGACACGCATAGCACGTAACCATAAAGCAGTACATATGCAATGCGCTAAGTGTGGTGCAGTAGCGAACTTAGAGACCGATCACATTGTGCCATTGCATCTTGGTGGTACGAATGAATGGCGCAATCTTCAAAGCCTTTGTCAATCATGTCACTCGATTAAATCCTTGACTGATGGCAGTAGATGACGATGCACACCAGGCAAGCGAGATTGATTTACATGGTGCAAAAATCGATATCGATATTATTGAGCATGAATTTATTTATAAATTTTGATTTTTATAAATACCCGCCCCTATTTTTCGTTATTGGAACCATTAGGGGCACCGCGCTTAGGGGATCGTCCAAACAGACGCACCTAGGGCGCCGTGGTCAATGTCATTATTGGCACTTATTGCCCGGCGCCCCTTATTATGCGTACCGCTAAACCGCTTAGAAAACATTCCAAGAAGCCACCATTATGCGCCGACCAGGCGGACGCGTATGCAAAGTCGATTGTTGACGGGAGCGCGGTAGCAAATCTACGTATCAAAGACTCTTGCCGCAGATACCTGGCAGAACGCAAAGCACCGGCGGCGCACGAAGTGTGGTGGGACGAACAACGCGCCGAAGATGCACGGGCGTTTGCCCGTAAGTGTGGGCAGGGCGTAGAAGAAGGAGCGGGAACGCCGCTTGAATGGATGCCCTGGCAATGCATGGTTGCAATGGTTCTTCTGGCCAGGCGCCGGGTAGTTGGCAAGGTGAAGACGGATACCCCGGCTACCAAGGCCCTATTGCTAGTTGTGGCACGTGGCAACGGTAAGACGGAGTTTGCCGCATCGATGTTGATGGCAGCAATGCGAGACCGTGCTAGTAGTTTGGAGTTCTCAAGCGTGGCGCCGGATGGGCGCTTGGCTCAAAAGACTTTCGAGCGAATGCAGACCATGTGCAAGACACTTGCGCTGGATGATTCGGACAAGGACGAATTGTCTTGGAAAGCAACCGGCGGTAGCACGCCAGCGCATCCGGGCAGAGTGCGGAACGGTGGCAACCGCTACGTATCGCTTCCATGTACTGACCGTGCATTAGACGGTTTGACTAGTAGATTGACAATTTCGGACGAATGCAGTCGCATGGATAAGGCGTTCGGGCGATTGCTTACCGGCTTGGCAAAGTTTGCTACATCGCAACTCCTGGCGAT